TACTGTAATAAATTATTTCTTCACCATTTTTAAAGTTATGATTAGTTTTAAATGTAATCGTATCATTAGTGATATCAATTCCACCAAAATTCGTGGTCACTCTTCCATCAAAGAAAATTGATCTTGATCTTTTCTCAATTATTGGTTGTAAAACGGCACCAGAACCATTTCCACCAGAAACTGCTGCAGATACGACAATATCAAGATCAAAGTCTTGAGGATCAATAAAAACTTTTTTTAAAGATCCTTGAATTACTGGTTGAACATAAGCAGTGCTTCCAATACCAGAACTAATTGTGATGGATGGTGGATTAATTACGTCATAATCTTCACCTTGATTTACAACTTTTACATAATCAAGGGGTCCAGAATAAACTTTGTCATTTGATTTATAGTTACAAATTTCAACACCATTTAGCAATAACCCAACAGAACCAGGAACAGTCTCTTCACCGTTTGTTAAACTATTTTGTCCTTCTATCGGAAATTTTCTAAGAAGTTTTTGTGGAGAAATATGCTTGTTCTTTTGTACTGCCAACACAAAATATTGTTTACCAATAGGAGAAGTTGGAATCTCAAATTCAAAATAATTATCCGTTGGTAAGAAAGAAAGGGATGGATATAATTTTATTGAATTTGAAGATACGACTTTTACAAAATATTCGCCTTCTTGCAATCCTGGGATAGGATCTGATGTTGGTTTATAGTATATTTTGTCTCCAGTTAAAAATGGAACCTGAGTAAATCCCTTAATATAATTTTCTGATCCAGTTGAGAAGTCAAATACAATAGTTGAATATTTTTGTGTATTATTGTTTTTATCTTGAATATAATTTGTATTAACCTCTGGAATTACAATTTCAAGAACATTTTCTGTAATTGGATATGAAGGAAGTGAATTTGATGCGATGTATAAATTACCATTATTATCATCGTAAACATTCTGAATATCACAAATTATATTATTACCATATCTTATATCACTTCCTGTACTAGATGCTTTTTTAATTTTTCTTCTAATATCTAATTCATTTCCATAATATGATTTGGTTGAATCAAATGGATCAAAAGGTTGATTATTTAAATCAAGAAGATTGATGACATTAATTGTAGATCCACTGATACTAGTAACAGTTGCAATTGTTGTTGATGATGATATTACAGTATTTGTTCCTCTCTTTAATACTTCAATCTGATCTCCCACTTTTAAACTTGAGCGATCAATTACCGAATCCGTTGTGAAAGATCCAGAGGAATAAGAGACGTAATATCTAGAACTAGTATTGTAAATCCATGTGTTGGCAAAAAGTTGCTTAAATGTCTTATTGGTTTCTGGATTTAAAATTTTTCTGCCAACTTCTGCTAGTAAAATTTCTTCTCCCTCCTTACAAAGAGAAACATTATTCAAATTAGTAAATCGATTTAAAACACCTGTAATTCTAAATTCAACTTTTTTACTCATATCGCCATCTTCATATCCATAATAAGTTTCATCAGATCTAATATCATCCGCAGCAGTTATGGCATCTGTAATATTAGAGCATCCTAAAAATTGATTAATCGTTTTTTCACTATAGTTAATCTGATTATCACCACTAAAAAGTGTTCCAGAATCACTGAAACCTATTGTAGAATCAACAGTAATAACAGAAGATCCTACAGAAACATTTTCAACTACCTTTGTTTTTGGTGTAATTACAAAATTTCCTTGAATTTCGTCAGATTCATTGAATCCAACATAAAGAGATAGCTTATAAAATAAGGTGTTATTTCTAGAAAGAGTTTCAACCTCAGATACTGAAGCATTTGTATTAAAATCTGTGGACTTTCTAATGGTTTGTCCGACCAATTTATTTGGATCGCCAGATATCCTTTCTACAACAACTATTTGTCTTCTTACAAAATTTGATGCTGATGGTTTAAATAAGAAACTTTCAAGATCAATAACTTTTGGTTTAACACCATAAAGAATATTAAAAAGAATTCTAAAAGATTCTGCCGTTCCTTTTGATCTATAAAAATCCTTTGCTTGTTTAAGGAAGTTTCCTACTTTTAAATTAGGAACGAAATCATAATCTTCTAGACCAGGTGCTAAACTAAATTTAAGTTTTTTATAAAATTCTTTTAAAAATAAAGAACTTAAATTGGTTACAGCAGAATTTGCGGAGTGATTAGCAGAATCTGTTTCGGTGAAAACTAATTCTTCTTGATTATAACTTCCACGATAACTTGTTATCCCACTGAATCCTCTTACACACCCAGTAAATGTGTTAGTTGTAATTCCAGTATAGGTAATAATTTCATTACCTATTTTTAAAAGACCATACTGGGGAGGGAATCCCTTAGTTGATGTAACCGTAACAATACCAGAAGACGCTGAAATATTATTCGATAGAGAGGTTACCCCCACAATTACTTCTGGAAGAAGATTATCAAGTTTTAAATACTGATCTAAATTATCAGCAATATCAATTGGACCACCTTGATATTCCTGAGAAATGTAATATTGTTTTAAAAACTCTGAGGTCTTAGGGCTTTCGTCTAATATAAACTCTGGTAGTTGATTTTCAATAATCTGTTGGACTTTTACCCTAGTATCAAAACCAGTTTGTATCATATTATGACCTCGTTAGATTTCCGTTTGAATAGCTTGATGTATAATAATCTTTGTTGAAAATTACACCAGATATATTGTCTCCAGATGCAATAACATCCTTTACCATATTTATTGAGCTTTTTGCAACATCAAAGTAAATATATAAGTCTTTCAGTCCTACAACATCATTTGATTCTGGATATGCCTGAACTTCTATAACATCATTTGGTTTTTCTGTTCCAGTTATAATTACATAGTCTGGAGCACCTAAGATAAGTTCTCCTTTGTTATAATCAACAGATCCAGCAGATTGAATCACAACCTGTTTTTTACCATCTAATCCAATTCTGATTAATGACAGGGTTCCCTTTCCACTTCCATCTAAAGTTCCATCCAGATTTTTATTTGGATTATCACTCAAGTATACTGTAGAACTCTCTCCAGAAATATAGAAACCAGTGGACTTAATATTTCCACCTTGTGGATTGATGTGGAATTTATTACCAAAACAAATTTCATACTGGACTTTTCTATTAATCAGTGCCTTGAGATCTCTTCTTATTCTAACTTTTGTAATGTTCGATGTAATTGCCTGATCAGTGTTGTCTATAACTTGTTGAATTTTACTATATTTGAATCTACCACCAAACTTATTCAGATCAATAGAATTTGAATAAGTATTCAATGAACTGATTACACTTGTTCTCAAATCTTCTGTTGATGAAATCTGTGAGTAATTATAGTAAACAGAAGAATCAAGTTCTACATAAAGAACCTTAAGATCAACAATCTTTTGGTTGATGCCAGTCAAACTATACTGTTTTAGTTTAGATAGAATCTGAGACTTATTAAAATCAGAAACAAATGTTCCATTTTTTGGTTTGATACTGATAATTACAGATCCATATTCTGGTGGATCAACCTCTTCTCCACCCACAACAGAAACAGATTCGGCATCTGGATAGATTAATTGTATAATTGCCTCATAATCTCTTGCTGTTACGGCACGATACTGTGATGAATATAGGCGTGGGGCAAAATACTTAATCGAACTAATCGATTCAATATCTCCTCCGTTCTGAGAAGACTGAATCGTATTAACTAATATTGCCGATGTTGGAATGATAGTTTCTCCAGAAGATCCAATAAAGTTGCCAGAGAAAGAAAAAGTCGATGCACCGTTTCCTTCCTTACCTTCTGTTGTTATGTAAGTAACGGTGATAACCGCATTGTTCTCAAGTTTTTTGCCTAGTATGCCATCACCAAATAGTAATTCATACTTTTCATCTTGAATTTCTTGAAGTAAGTAAATATTTGAGTTTTTGTCTACTTCTGTAATATTGCTGACAGGGAAATATTCGATACCCAAACCACTGTCACCAATACCTTTGACATAAACCTTAATTGTAGATGAATCTACATAAGGATTTGGAACAATGAATTTTTGATTGAGTGATCCATCAACCGTAAAAACTTTTTGCAGGAATGATCCCTCATAGATGGTGATTTCTGAGAATGATGCCTTGTTGGTTAATGGATCAATTGTTGCCGTAATATTTTGTGGAATTGAAAAAGTATAAGAAGTATTATCTACACTACCAACACAAACCAATCCAGACTTGAGTGTAAGAGTCGAACTTGTGACTGCCGAATCTACCTGAACATCAAATGAGACCGTTGCCTTTGAGCAAGTTCTGGAACGAGGAACATATCCAATATTTCTTGCCAGTGATACAACATTCTCCCTAACTGTCGCAGAGTCTAAAAAAGACTCATTAACAATCATATTCGAGTTAAACGCCGTGATATATGTATTATACGCTAGTGTGTCAATTAAAACAGAAAAGTTAGAACCTTCAAAATCAAAATCCGTAAAATTGGAGTTTGCACGAAGATAATCTTTTATTGATGTTTTAATCTGATCAAAATCTAGATTAGTGAATTTTGTGAAAGGCATTTTATCTGGTTGCCTCTAGGATAAACGAAAATTCTTGAGGTGGAAATTCTTGTCCGACAATATCGAATATAACAGTTATTTCAAAAGAGTTTTGATCAGGTTGTGGATTAACAATAACTTCGGTATTTTCAACTCTTGGTTCAAAATTTGCAATTACAGTTTCGACTTGTAATTTGATATTTGATGCGGTTCCATAGTCAACAAAGTCAAATAAACTAGAACGAACCTGTGACCCAAGTTCAGAATTAAAAAATCTTTCACTCAGTTGAGTTTCTACCAAATTTCTAACTGATCTGCGAATCGCATTTTCATTTTTTAGAATTGGTAGATCCTTTGTCACTGGGTGTGGTTCAAAGGATAAACTAATATCTTTAAACGATCTAGATATCCTCTGAACCGCCATTTTGGACAAAAAAACTTCTGACTTTATTTATAGGTATTACCAGGAAGAACCATAGTTTGGTTCTGTTCCATAGGACCAATCATCATAGTCTTCATCATTACGAATCTTTTCATGAAGTTCATATTGTTTTTTAAAGTCGTGTTTTGGTGCAAGATCGTGCATAACTTCTTGAATTACACGCTTTGGTGGGGTTGAATCATAATCTGTGATCAATTTTGTGGTTCCCCACATTTCTTTCATGTAATTTGAATCCCTATCGACTGGTAAATTAGACATTTTAGCTCCTGTTTTAATGAATAAAACAGAACTTTTTTGGTAGGAGGTTGCTATCTCCCTAAATCTATTTAACGTTCTACTTCTCTGAGTGAATATGAGTCAGAATCCAGGTATTTTAAGATTTCTAGGGCGATAAGACGCGGATTTTTTTCTCCACAAGTGTAGACATCCACTGCCAGGCACCCGTTTTCTGGCCAGGTATGGCAAGAAACGTGACTTTCCGCAAGGGCAATGACCACCGTACATCCTTGTGGGTCAAAATTATGCGAAAACGTGTTCAAAATGGTCATTTTGGCACGTTCAATGCCTTTAATCATGACATTTTGAAGTGATTTTACATCATTAATCTTTGTAAAATCAACATTATACACCTCTAGAAGAAGGTGCTTACCCATCGAAAACGATTTCAATTCAGATTTTTTCCAAAAATTTATTTAGATCATAAAAAAGTCCCCTGATTAGAGGACTTTTAAAGGATTTTAGTTATTTTCCTTGCCCACGATACTTCTTACGTGCCCCATTACGAGACGAAGCGGCATATTTAGTTCCCCCACCTTGTCCTTGACGAGACTTTTTTGGAGGACCAGGAATATAAGACTTAACTTTATAAGAACCAGTGGTTTTTGATTTTGCAGCCATAACTATTCTTCTATCATTTCAGTGGTTAATTCTTGAGGATCTGGAGAACCTGTCTGATAATACTGTATTGCCAGGTCCTCCATTACATCAAAGTATTCTTCTTCTGAGAGCGAAGAATAAATCTTACGCCCTCTACACATAATATTGTATTTTGTGACTGTTTTGTTAGCCATTCAATCAGATAATTCTTGATTTTTCGTGACCGACTCTGACGCGAGGATCACACCAAATTTCAAATCCTGCTTCTTTTGCATCCAAACAGAAACTCACATCTTCTCCGCACATATCCTGAACTTCTCCAGATTCAAAGACTTGCATCTTAGGAGCAAACCAGGGATACTTCATTTCGGGATGTTCGAAGACTCCGTTCTTAATTAGAAGCCAACCAAATCCAGTATAATCAACTGTAAATGGTTTTTTACGCTTACTCATTGTTTCCAGAGTTTCGTGATTCATGACTCCACCATTATTGCGGAAGTCATCTTCTTCTAACCAGTGGGCAACAGAGGTGGTCTGACCATCTTCTGTGCAGTACCAACCAGCAGAGATGTCTTTGTCCATCAATACGAGTTGGAAGAACTGTTGTGTATTGAAAACGATATCTGAGTCAATCCACAGTTGCCAATCATAGTTCAGTTTACCATCCCAAGGAAGTTGGTCAGGTCCGCGAAGAACATTGGCACCAAGACACTTACAACGGGCGAAGTTCACCATCGAAGAGTAATCTTGTGAGATTTGAATACTTGCACCGTTCTGCACAAGATCAAAACATAGTTGGACGAAATTTTTTAAGAATGTATAGGATACACCTCGTCCAGGCAGGCAAAACACAACGGACTTGCCTTGAATCATTTGCTTCGCCAACTCATAGTCCCATTCTTGAGGAGCAGACTTGGCAATTGGGGCTTTTGCTTTTACAGTAAATCCTTTAGCCATAATTGAATGTAATTACTTCAATATCATACAGTATTATCTATAAGATGTCAATCAGTCTTGTATTCGGATAATATCACCTCATTCCCATCCAGATTAAAAGAGATCTCAGTGTCTTCATACCAAGAAAGTTCGTTCACAATATCTTCTGGAA